GTGGTCTTTATTACAAATTCATCAATGGTCAAGGCAATGTGATTTTATGTCGTGTGACTGAATTGCAAATGAAACACTTGTTGTTTGGCAACTTCATATTGCCAAGCCAACCACTCATAAACTCATTATACTTGTTCATATAGAAAGTGAACCTTTCTTGCAACTGCTCTTTATTAATTGTGTGGTGATTGGTTGCTCTGTCTCCACTTGTGTTGTAGAGTGCATCAGCAACAAGCAGTTCAGCAGTCTTGTAGGCAAGAGGCAAAGACAAGGATTCTGCGTGAGAACAAATCCAACTTGAATGGTCACACTTGACATCGTACACCAAAGAGATTCCGGCAGTATGATTCAAGTAATCAATATTGCTTTCATACTTTGCACCATTAATTTCCACACCTTGGGCAGTCACATATGAATTGCCACAACTGACCTTGCCACAACAAAGGTTTGCTTTGATAGGTGTAACATATGCATCAATTCCATTGGAGTCATAACCAACAAACAAGTTCAATGGTCGCTTGTCAGACTTATATGATTTGTGTAAGTAAACGGTGGCAATCTCTCCACTCACAACATCAACATCAATAGTGTCAAGTTGTTTGTTCTGCAACAAATCCCAAACCTCAATTTGGATCGTTCCAGTATAGTCAACCAACAATGATATTTCACCAATGCTTACACCATAGAATGCGTCAGCTTGATTGAACTTCATTTGTATGCCTCTGTAATTCTGACCACCATACAAGGTTTGACTTCCATTGTATATGCCTAACCTATGTGAGTCAATCAAAGATGTTGCAAGGTACTTGTCTTGAAAATGATTGTTGATGTGTTGTGACATTTCCCTTACTGCTTGTGTCTGCCTTGCTTCAAAGTAATCCATTGCCGTTGAATACTGGCTTGTTATGAAGCTTTCAACATCACTCAAGGAAACTCCTACATCGTCTAAATAGATTGAAGACTTTGGTGCAACACCATTGCACAACTCACGAATTCCAATAAGGTCTTTGAAACATTCCATTGATTTATCTTTTAAAGTAAAAAAGGAGTGAGTAAAGATACCCACTCCCCTTTCAACAATCAAACAAACAATTAAGGATTTACAACTTCAATGATGTTAGCAAAAGTAACACCATCCATTGCATCACCAGTTGGGAACATATCAGTTGGCATACCAACAAGCTTGGTTGAAGTAGTAGCAATCAAAGAAAGAGTGCCACAATTGTTACTTACTACCAAGTCAAATGGAATACCATAACGGGGAGTTACCAAAGGAAGGATTTCAAAGTTGGTTGCAGAACCACTTGCGATTGGAGAAAAACCGGCTTCAGTTCCAAGAGTGAAAACCAACATCTGCAATGCACCAAGTTGAGTCATCAATGAAATGTTGTCAGAAGCAAATGCACTTACAACATACGGATCCCAAGCAACTGATTTTCCATAGCGTTGCATCACACCCATAAGGTCAAAACCGGCATCAACGCAACAACCAACATTCAGCATATCGGCAGACAAGTAAAGTTCAGAACCTCCAAAGATTCCAATTGGATTGCAATATCCAGATTGCTTGGCGGCAAGTGTGATTTTTGGCAAGAAGTAAGGATTGACATTCACACCACCACTTTGCTTTGTAGCAACTTGAAGAACATCACCAGTCACATCAGCAACATCAGATGCCCAGTTACCAACCAAGGCAACTGATTCTTCAGCGGTTTTCTGAGCAATCTTTTCTTCAAGGGCAGAAGCCATTGCATTGATGCGTGAGGTAAGGAACTGCTCATTGCTACGGCATATAGCAGTTAAATCATAGATGTTCCAACCTTCTTCAACTTTGATTTTGTTGCATACATCCATAGAGTATTCAGCAGATGCATCACCTCTTTTTGTTGTTGCAGTGCATTCAAGTTCACAAGAAGTGACTTCTTCAACTGCACTAACTGGAATCTTTTGGTCATAACGCAACACCACGGTGCGAGTCTTTGCACCACCGGGGTTAACGATTTGATTTATACCCAAGGTGTTTTCAGCAGAAGTAATCATCTGCAAGAATGGTGACTCACGAACAAAAGATGCGTGACCACAAGTTTGGAAGTAGTTGGTTAATTCAGCTTGTACATCTGGACAAGCAAGTAATGACGATGATACGGTTGACATTTTTTTTTAAATATTTTATGAAGTGAATTTAGTTGTGAACCTTTTATTGCCAAGGAAAGCACCAAAATAAATCCCTCATAATGCAGAGGTCAACGCACCAATGGTTGCAAATATAATAACAAAACCCCACATTTCTATGGGGTCTTGCACCAAAATAAAATGACAAAACAAAGCACTACAAATTTAACGCATTGCTTTTGGATGTACAAGTACTCTTTTACCTTCTTGTGGTGGTTGTTGGTTTTGGGGTTGTTGTGCTGACCTCATACCAAACATTCCTTGTGTTGGTTGAATAGTAGGTGCAGACTTGCCACCGTGAGGGTTGGTTTCACCCAAGCCAAGTTCATTTATGATTTCTTGCATTGCCTCATCGGGTTGCATAAAGTCTCCGGCTTTGACCTTTGACTTAATCCTTTCACCACTTGCATTCATAGTGATAAGGTTGCCAGTAGTCTCATCCAAGTCAAACTTTAACTTGCTTTTCAATATGGCTTCAAATCCGTGCCTTTCTGCTTCATTCAACTTGGGTCTGAACCTCAATCCCTCTTTTGCTTTGCTTACCCTAAAGTCAATTTCTTTTGACTTCATAGATGTGGCAACATCAATTTTGTATTTCTCAAACTCATCAGCAGTCTGCTTCCAAGCACTTTTGATTTCGCCCCTTTCCTTTTCAAGCTTACCAATTTTGTCTTGGTATTCCTTAACCTTTTCATCAAAGCCATTGCCACTTAACTTCTTGACATCTTCAATTTGATTCAAGAAACCACCTTTCATTTTGTTTACTGCCAATGCAACCAGTTCTTCATTCTTTCTGATGTCTTTGAATTCATCATCATTGAATTCAATTCCCTCACCTTTGAACATCCTTTTCAAGTTGGTCATTTCCGACCCCAAGACCTTTCCACTTATTTGCTGAATTATTTCCGGGTCTTTGGGTGCATTCTCCTTCAATATGAACTTGCTTTGGAATTGCTCCTTGAATTGGTCAAAGTTTTCTGCCGAAGTTCCGGCAAAATCATTTAATGATTTAATGTCTATCATATGTTTCAGTTTTTGGTTTTCTTCCTTTTCTTTTTGTTGGGTCAACATTTGGAATCTCTTTTGTCCCAAGCACCATTTCAAGCATTGATGCACTCTTTTCATCCAACGGTGATGACTCCATTAATGGTGTTGTTGAATTGATTTCAAAGGTCATTGGTGGTGCAATGGTGATACTATCATTTGCATTCTCAATCAACTTCCAACCTCCACTTTGCATCCTTACTGGATTCTTGTAAATTGATGGGGGCAGTTTCGCCCTTCTGCCGGTGACCATTGAAATGGCTTCTTTCAATTGAAGTGTTTTGTCTTTATCCATATCTTGCTGACTTTATTGCAAATATACTTTAGAAAATGATGAATTTGTTTTTATGTTTGTATTGATTAGTACCACAAGTCATATGGAAAAGAATAAAAACGATGACAACTATTGAAGAAAATCAAATCCAAGAAATCCACTTGGGAAGTTTATTCCTACAAAGAGAAAGGAAAAAACTATTTTGGCAACAGACTTGTAAGACAAAATGGTTACATCATTCTTGAGAACAATGGATTTCAAACAATGCAGAGTGCGATCCATAACATTAATGTTATTACAAAGAGTATTTAATTGGTTTGGTCTTGACCCCGTAAGGTCTTGACTTAATCAAGATTCAATTGCTCAAGCAATCTTTCACTTGGTGTGAAGTTTCCATTTGCAATGTTCCTTTCAATGACTTTTTTTGGAACTGCAAAGATTGAAACTGGAATGATTGAATGCCTACAATTATAACCTCCGGCAGTTGAGAAAATTGTTTTTTCGTTTGTGCCATCAATCTTGCCATCCCAGTTTTCATCAGCCCAGTCTTCAATCTCCTTGTAGTAAAAGTATTTGTTGTGTCTTTCACGACAAAATTCCCTTGTGCTTTCTATGGTGTCACCACTATAAAAAAACCACTCTGCATCAATCTTGTCTGCAACTGCTGAAGTGTATGACCTATCAGCTATGGCAAATTGGTCGTGTGCAATCTGCTTTGAATACTGCAACAACTTTCCATCAGTCTTGTCATCACCTTCAACCAGTCCTCTGATTGCCTTAATGGTGTCTTTGAATGATGCACCATTGCTTACTGCAAGTTCCACTTCTTGAGCAATTATTGAACTGAATCTTTGGTCACCTATATTGTCCAAAAGCAATTCACTTGCTGACCTTTTTGAAATCTTTATGAGTTTCTCTTGTAACTTGGTATCAGTAATCTCAAAACCTTTCCTTACTATTTGATTGGTTATGGATGCTTGTTTGTCAAACTCCTTTGCAAATGTTTTCACGGCACTTGTGTAATCACTTCCTGAATCCAAATACCTCAATCAAAATATTAACCTTCTGTTGTGGTGTTAAGTTCACATCAGTTATGATGCTTTGCAAAGCTTGTGTTCCACCAACACCAAGCACTTCAACAAGCAACCTTTCTTCACTTGCCTTGTCGGGTTGTGACGGTAACTGAAGCAACAATTCCCTTCTTTCATTTGCAGTCATATCCTTCAACAACTCCGGTGTGCCTTTAATTGCCTCAATGGTTGTGTTGGCAACAAGGTCATTAATGATTGACTTGCTATCCAATTCAACAACACCATTGACAACTCCAATGTCTCCAGTTACTTCCTTGGCTTTGGCAATAAGTTGTTCCATCTGAACTTGAAAGTCTTGCTCAAAGAAATTCTCATTCTCCATCATAAGAGCATTAACAAAATTGATTGCAGAATCGTGAAGCACAACTTCCCACTTGTCAACAATCCCCTTGGCAAGTTTCATATTGATTTCATCCAAGGTCATTGTAAGTAGTCGGTCAGTTTGACTAATCAAATTAAATACCTTTTGACCTTGGACATCGGGGTAAAACAAGGTCTGCAAATACTTATAAATTATGGATTGAATTACAAAAGGTGGTTGTTTTGAAATGATTGCCTCATTGATTTGTGCCATATAATCGGACTCCATATAGAAGTCATAATTGACTGGTCTTTTAATTACTGGCTTTCTGTAATTGTCACCATATCGCATCAGTCCAATCATATCAATACACCACTCAAACATATCAAATAACTGAATGCAATTCTGCTTTATTCCGGCAATCAAACTCTTTTGGTCTGAAGCCACTTCAGTTGCAGTAAGATTGCTACCACCTTGAACCTTGTTGTCAGTTTTCTTTAGGTGAAGAATCTCATAAGCCATTGACATACCGTGAGCAATTTCATTGCGTAAGAATGTAGGTGTCTCAACTGATGGACTTGCATAGTACATTGCCTTGTCTGGTGAAATGGTGTCACCTTGGTTTGCTCCCTTTTGTGGCTTAATCAACAAAGTTCCATATGGACTGACTCGATCCTTTGCACCAGTACCATTGCACTCCGGACACATTGACTTTGTGCCATCACTTCTGTAATGATATCCATTGTCACAAACCAATTGTTCTCCATTGTCCCTTATGCTGAATTCACAATATTCACCAACCATCACTCTGAATGGATAAGTGCAAGTTGGTTTAATGCCTCGCAATAATGCACTATCCAAAAGCACTTCATCCAATATGTCAGTAGCATATAGGAATGGACTTTGTTGCATCATTGTTTCATCAATCTGAATGGCAATGCCATCAACTCTTTTTACTGGAAGCTTCCCGGTGTTGTGATTAAACCATTCAACCAATTCAAAAGTGTAGTCAACTTTCTTACCCACTTGGATGGCTTTGTAAATCCATTCTTCATCAAAGATGTAAAACACCAAACCATCATAAACCTCTTTGCCATTGTAATCAACTGGAGACAATTCTTCTGACTCAATTACGCAATACTCCGGAGCATAAGCCAACACCCTTGTTGTGTGATAAAACTTTGTAAATGGTTCAACCAATTGGTCGGGGTCAATGATTTGCTCACCATCCTTTTCAATGACTGGTATGTCATATGGCATAACTGCAACCACACCCATTGCATCCATCATTTTCAAAGGTGGCAAGAATGTGAAAACAAAGTTGTCCAACGATCCGTATTCCGGAAAGTCTTGGTCAATGTATTGTTGTAGTGTTTTGTTTGTGTTCAAGTATTGGTCAGCATCGGTAGTGAATTGGATTGACCAATTGTTTTCGTGATATGCTCTGCCATATGTGTCAACCATATCCTTGAACACTTGAATGGTTGTCTGCTTGTAATTTGCACGGACATAATCTGCCTCCATTGGAGTTTGATTGGGTGCTTGTTTCTCAAACAATGCATAAGGATAAACCCCTTTTTGTGCGTGAACCTTTATTTGATTAAGCCATTTTACTGCTAAAGAATAGCCATCATAATACTCCGGCAAATGGTGTTCTTCAACACTTGCCATTGACCATTGACTTCCAAGCTTTGGTTTGCTCTTTGCAGATGACTTCTTTTTTTCAACCAAAGAGGTCACAAGTTGGTATATGAATTCTGGAGTTAACATCTTAACTTTTTGGTTTTGGTTTGATGGTTGGTCTTGGTCTACCACCTTGACACGGCTTACAAACTTTCATAGTGAGTGATGAATGAATTTCTATGGTTGATATTACTTGAATTGCCAAACAATTCCCTTGTACTTATAGGGAATTCAAATGCTTTCTTCTGTAATCTTTTCCAGTTTCTATACAAAGATGCATAACCTTTGTAATATTTGGATTTAAATTGAACATCTTGCTCAAAATAGTATGAGTAATGGTGATATTTTTGAGGCAATTGCTTAATGCTTTGTTGATTTTTCATCAATGGTGGTTCGTGACTTATGAAGTCTTGACCTTCCCACCACCAAAGTCTTGCATTGAAACCACTACCCCAATCTCCTTTTGCTATCAATTGCCTTCCCTTGTAGTCTTGGCAAAGCATATGGTAAAACTGAAAAGCACCGGCAACACTTTCATCTTTTTCCATCAATGATTCTGCCTTTTCAAAGTCTCCAACATTCCAAATCTCATCAACATCAACTTGCCAAAGCCATCCACTTGGATTGCCTTGAAGCAATTCAATGGCTTTATTAACTTGCTCATCCTTGCTTTTCCAACCATTCTTTCTTGAATGAACAATGATGTTTGAATGTTTCTCCACTAACTCTGCAAGTAACTCCAAAGTGCCATCAGTCGAATTCCTTTGGATATTAATATTGTTACACCACCCAGTTGAACCACCATTGGAACTGAAACCTTCCACAATAATCCACTTGTCAAACGATCCAACCATAAGGTCAATAAACCTTTGATTCAATAAATGGTGTTTCCCATTAAAGATTATGGTGAATGCGTATCTCATTTGATAAAATAAATTTTACTGCCAAATCCTTCTTCTGTTTCAAATACCAAATCAACATCCATTGCCTTGAGCAATTCAACACTTTGATAGTGCTTAATGTGGTTTGTGTCATCCAATGCAAGAAAGAATGGTGCTTGTGCAAGTTTTATTAACTCCTTGAATTCAACCAAACCCATATGACCGGCAGAATCAAGAATGACCAAATCGGGTTGGTAATCCATTTTGCTCAATGCAAATTCAAGCATATTGTCTGCAACCTTAAAGCTGACCTCTTGCTTGTATAAAATTTCCCTATTGTGGTCAAGGTGGTCAACAACTATATTGTCCGGCACATCCCAAGTGAAGTCAGTAGGCAACAATGGTCTTTTGACTGATAAGCCAAGCAAGAAATTGATGGTTGTGTTCTTGTGTCGCTTCCTTGCAATCTCATAAAACCTTGGATTGACCTCAATGGAATATACCATTTCATCACCAATCATTGCATTGGCAATGGCTTTGGTTGTGCCTTCACCCATATAACTGCCAGTCTCAACAATCCTTTTGAGTCTATATGTCTTAATGAGTTCAGTAATTGCAAAGCAGAATTCACCTTTTGCACTCATTCCATTTGGCATAATTTGTTGTGCTATTTGCATCGCATTATTTTTTTAACTTGCTCATATGACTCATTCACAACCATTGTCTCTCCATTTACAAAAGTCAACAAGGTGCATTCAATGTCAGAGTCTTGAATGAATGTTTGATTGAAATACTGGATGTCATTCAAGTTGACCATTGCCTTTGCAGTCCTTTGTGTAGCAACACCAAGGTCTTCAAGCTTTTGGTCATAAATCATTATTGAGAATTCAAACCAAATCATATGTCAACCATTTTTTGCTTAACAAAGTTCTATCACTTTTATGTGGTACTTTGTCTGTTATGTAATAATGTAACTCACCTTTCACACTTGGCAGTCTATCAACAAAGTTAACCAAAGATGAATCTATGCAATGTATTTCTGATGCATTCTCAATTACTTTTCTCCAATCAAAAATCTGATAGTTCTTGCCTTCAATCGGTTTAAAATAAACAATAGTCTTGTCAGAATGAACATCAATGGAACTGCCATAATCACTACCAATATGGACAAGGATGTAATCATTGACAGAATCCAACCCCAAATCAGAATAAAGAGAATTCTCCAACTTGTCATTCCGAAAATAATTAAGATTGCCAGTTGCATATAAAGGTACTGAAGCAATTTCATATTTGAGTTGAACAAACGAATCAAGATTGTTCCTTTTCTTGAGCCATTGCCTATGCACTTCAGTATTATTGATGATTCCAAATGACAAGTCAATGACCTTATCATAAGTAGATGTCTTTGCAATAACTGGCTTGACATAATCCACATAATTGAACAATGAATGATATTGGATTGGAGACAACCATTCAACAATCCACCCCAACTTGTGGTAATGCTCTGCAATGGGTAAGCAAATAATGATGTCACCAACCTTGCCGGGCTGATGAATCAACACCTTTTTCCTTCTATATTTTGACCAATCCTCCACTTGTACTGGCATCACTTGACCTTGCAAACGATCTTGCTCCTTGTAGTTCCTTTTATTTGTGATATGCAAATGATAAGTTTTGATTGACAAGGATGGATTGATTGGTTGAATTCCTTTTTGTGCAAGTTCATAAGCAAAACGATTGTCACAAGCCGGAAGTCCCATTGTGAAATCACACTTTTCCATCAATGGTGGTTTGCCTTTAAATATCCAAGTGTCTTGTGACCACTCATAATTGAAAAGCTTTGCATAGCCATTGGTTTGAACATCCCACCTTGACAAGCATAGTGCTTTGCCATCCATTTCCAGTTCATTGATTTGCTCAATTTCACTTGTAAAATAGACATCAGTATTTGCAATAATGTAATAGCACAATTAATGTTTGCCTCCATAACCTTCCTTAATTCCCTTTGCCGGTCTGCGAATTTTTGCTCAAAGTAGTGAGTAAAAAGAACAATCCGTTTTTCTCCCTTGGGAAACTTTTGTGATTCAACCCTTATCAAGTTTGTTCCAATGTTTGACCTTGTTGTTTTTGACCTATCATTTTGAACATTTGCAATCTTATCCCCTTTCAGTAGATGGCTTTTGAATATATGCCTCATCCCTTTGGCACTTGCCATCTTTTGCAAGACCTTGTCATAGTATTCCCAGAACATTGGTCGTATGTTGTTCCTATAACCAAAGTATGAAAGCAAGTAATGTGAATAAACAAGTTCGTGTGGTCTGCGTGAACCATCGTTTCCAAACCAAATGGAGTCTTGACCTATGTGTTTAAAGTCTCCTTGCTTGGCAAGAGCAACATTCAAATAAAGTTCATCGGGTTGACCACCACCCCACTTGTTTCTTAACCTTTCCAATGGTATTGGATTGGCAAAAGCTTCATTGAATAGGTCATACAATTCATCAGTCTTGGAACACTTTTTAATGTATTGGATTGAACTTTGTGTTGCCGGAAACCTTGTGTGTTCATCAAAGCCATAGTGTTGCCATATGTCTTCCCGGTATGCCCAAAACATTTGAGGTAAAATGTTTGGTGAGTGGATGTCATAGACTTCGTGAATATAGGTTGAATAATGCACACCACTTTCAATGCACTTTTGAAACAATGGTTCAAGTGACTGCAATGCAATTGCGTCAACATCAAGAAAAAGATTGTGTTCAAATGGAAGGTTTCTCCCTATTTGTGCCTTGAAAAGACCGGGGTCACTTGGCACACTTTCCAACCATTCGATTGAATCAAAAACTGAATGGTCAGTAACTTCCTTTAAAACTTCCCTTGTTGCAATTAAATGAATAGGGATGTTTGATGAATAATGCTTAATGGAAAGTGAGAGGTTATAAGCCATAAACCCATAACCTCTCTTTCCGAAAGCCAAAAGGATTACTCCCTTATCCATTAGGGAAATGGATTAGTTAGAGAATACTCCGGTAGGTGTAGGAATCAAAGAAACCGTTCCTTTGTAAGCATAAGTGATTGCAAAATTTGCCGCTTCTTCATCGGTGTCTGCAATGACTGGTGAACCACTAAATGAAACTTCACCATCCATCCATATTGACTCATCGTCAAAACCATTCTTTGGACAAAGTCTTGCAATGATTCCACTTATTGTGTAACCACTTGTCAAGGTTGTCCAAAAATCCATATTCTGTTGGTTGAATGAATAGTCAGTAATATTACCACTATATGTCACATAAAGAGTTTGTGGCAAACCACAAGCAGTAACCTTTGGTGATTGTGTTACCTCACCACTACCCAAACCCATACGGATATTTTCAACAAGCTTTGCATCACCGGAGGTAATCAAGTTGTTGATTTCAGTTCCATCACTTGGGTCAACAAGAGTAGAAGAACAAAGAATAAATACGGCAGAAGAAATACCGGCTGGTCTCGGTCCCTTACAAGCCAAGGTGCTTACTTCGTGGTCGGTCAAAGTAGCACAATTGTAATTTAAACATCCCATTTTTTTAAGAGATTTTTGGTGTTAAGTTTTTTTTAGTTGAGTTAAGGGATTTATTTTTGTCTCACCCACTTTGACACCTTGTTGCAAATATAATCAATAAATGTGTCTATTGTAAATCTGACCTTTTTCTTTTATTCTAAGTTCAAAGGTTGCAGTTGCCAAACTATAAGTTCCATCACCTTGCCAACTGGGTGAATATTCATCTGCATTGGCAATGTATTCTTTGCCGTTTCCTTGGGTGTCTCCAATCTGCAAGTGGTCGCAGTCAAGTTGTACTGCCATACAATCGTGAAAGGTTTCAGAAGCAAAGTCAGTATGAACCTCCCAATACTTTTCAATTTCAGAATAAACAACTCTTGCATTTCCATTGCCCATCTGTTGAATGGATTTCTGCTTTGGATAAGATGGGTTGATGGATCGAATCAATGCTCGTTGTTGCAACTTGAATCCAGTATTTGCAAATTCAAAACCAAATGAAGGTTGGTCACACCAAGCAACAACCATCTTTGTTTTGTCCCATCCATTCTCATTATAAGAGAGACATTCAGTCTCATATGTTGCTTCAAATGGTTCAATCTTTACAACTGAAATGTTGTCAACGGTAATGTCACCTTCAACAAAGTTTGTTTGAACATAATCAATTGAAGTCTTTTGGAAGTTGGCAACACCTTGTACTGAACCACCATTTAAGGTGTAAGCTTGAGTGTAACTTTGAACACCTATGTCAGATTGGTATGGTGCTGAAGGCAATGCACCAACAAGGTTGAATCTTACTGAAATATTAGGGTCTGAACTACCAATGATTTCCCATTGTGTTTGATAGTTACCAGAAGTGAATAATGGTTGGTAAGTATTTGTTATGATGGGGAATGAACTTACTGCATTTGGTAGGATACAAGCTACATTGTCAATCTCTCCATCAAAGTTTGATGAAGGAGTAAAAACAATATCAACACTTCCACTTTGCCTTGGACTATATTGCTGAAAAAATATGTCGTTACCTTTCCAAGTGTAACTTGTACCATTTGTGGCATTGCCAAGTTTCAAGGTTATTGTTCCGGCAGTCCAATTGCTGACCGTGAACTTGACATAGTATGGGTAACCAGTTGCCGGTAATGGTGGTGTCGGCAAAGTCATTGTTTGGAAAAGTGTTCCGGTGTTTCCCGGTGTATGGACTGCCTTGCCTCCAACAACTGACCAACCAACATTCAATGTCCAAGCACTTCCACTTGAGAAATCACCATTGGTAACATAGTCTGTGAATCCTTGACTGAATGGATAAAACTTGAATTGCAGTTGGTCGGAAATTAAATCATATTGGATTGCTCCATTATTCCTATTCCAATCAGTATAGCCATCAACAAAGTCTCCATTGAAAACCAAGTTGTCACTTTCAATAATACATTGGTCATACAACTTGACATAATAACACCCCGAAGGCAATTCATAGTTTCCAACACTTGCAAAATCAAATTTCAATGTCACATATTGCTCATAATATTCAATGTAATCTGAAACTTCAAATTCAGTACCATTCTCATCAACAATGAAAGCAGTATAATCGTTGCGTAACTCATAGCAACTTGGTTGACTTATGCAACCTACAAAGTCACCAGTTGTGTCAATGTTGATTGTTCCATTGATTGTTGGTGTTGCATAATAGGTGTAAGTTCCATTTGCACTTATTGTGTCAACCAATATGTCTGAAATGTAAAAATCAATTGAACCACCACCATAATTTGTGATTGTTATGGAAGCAGTATAGTAACCATTTGCAATAATATAGTTTGGTGAAGTGTCTTGCAAGTTTGTTGTTTGACCAACTATGTGACAAGCAAAACCATTTTCCAACAACCAACCACCATTAGGATTCCAATAATTATAAGTAATTGGTTCAATTGTTACATTGTCAACCCAACCAGTAAAGTTGTCAAATATGAAGTTAATGCTTTCATCACCGGTGGCATAGAATGGCAACACAACAGAATGTGTTCCGGTGGTGTCAAATGGTGCTGATATGGTCTGCAATGGGTCACCATAAGCAAAGGCAACTTCTACACTTCCACTTGTTCTTGATATTTCAAATGTGATTTTATAAAATGAATTTGAAACCAAAGGAAGTAAAACTTGCTTGAGATTGTTTCCAGTAGAAGCAGACACATTGACCCTAAAGTTTACATTGTCCCAAGTAACACCAGTACCTAATGTCCATTCAGTTGGGTTGGTATCAAAGTCACCATTGACTACAATGTTTGGGTCAAGAACAAAGTCATCAAACTCCGGGTCAATGACTTCATTGTTGTTGCAAGGAGTCTGATAAAACTGACTCATAAATGTGTCTTCACCATTGAACGGATGGCAATACCTTTCAGTACCACAATTGAAATTGTTTGGTGAGTCTGGATCGGGAAAGAATGGTTGATGCTTATTGCGTATTAGTGGCATTTGATGTTATGAGTTTAATGTTTGCTATTCCATCCCAACCATTGCGTTTAATGGTGTCAATCCATCCATAACGAATGATTCCATCCTTTTCAAACTGAATTGTCTTGGTTATGTTTTTGGTCAAATTTAACCAATCGGATTGGGGAATTTCTTGTTCAAATTCAAAAAAGTATTTCTTGGTTTGTCTTGTTCCAGTTGCCGGTGTAAGACCTCCACTTGGTGTACCGGTGCATTCAAAGAATGTGTTTTGCCTTATCAATAC